CTACGGCCATCGGCTCAGCACCCCTTCCATCTGACTTCGGCGCGGCGTTGTCGAGCACATAGCCGGACGTGCGCTTTCGGCGGGCTCAACAGGTGCTGCGGGTGCGTATTCCACCCCAGTCAGCCCGTCAAGCAATGAATTTTCGAGAATGTCCTGTAAATCTGCATCCGCCCGTTTTATTAGGACTTCTGCCAAATAAGGTTCATCCTTTTCCTTCCTGCTGGAATAATCGATTTCGATTAAAAACCCGGCCGCCAATTCCGTCGCAATCGTTTCGATAATATCCGGAACCGGATCTGTGAACGGAACCAAATATTTTCGCCGGAGCTTGATGTCAATTCTTGATTGCGCTTTCTTGATGGTCGTATCAATAAGGCTTTCATCAGTACCCTCAAAGCTGTACTCATTCGCCAACTTTGAGTTGCCTAGAATCAGTTCTTTTGTCGTATAGGGCATCACATCCCTCTTTTCTTACTGCCCATCCGGCAGTGTCGGATTCGGTTGCGGCACCGGAGGAGTATTTCCCTTTAGTAGCTCATCACGCATAGCTAAAAGCTTTGCAGCCGTATCTGGTGCAGATGCTCTTACCTGCCCGCTGACCGTCAAAAGCAAAGCAGCTACCGCATCGACGATAGCTGCCTCTTTATTTCCTGCCATATTCAATTACCTCGTTTCTCAGTATACTTTTGCGCTGATAATCCATTCCGGGTGGAAGAGCCGCGGCAAACCATAGATGCCAACAGTAAGATCCACATGCGGATTTTTCGCAGCTTGGCTCTTATCCTCCACAATTGAGAATTTACCCGGCTGCGGTTTGTCGATGCCGCCATTATGCAAGCTCAGCGTCGTCACAAAGTCCATCATTTTTTCGCCAACATACTCGCCGATGATTACGAGCGACCCATCCGGGATAAACATCTGGAAGTTTTTCTTTTCATCGAGATAGCCTCCATCATATACCACGAAATCAAGCTTCGGAAACAGCATTTTCAGAGCCTGTGGAATGTTCGACGTAGAAAGCATAGGTGCATAAGAACACTGTTTCAGAAGATCCCGAATTTTAGCATTCTGTGCCATAACAGAGGCAGTATCTGAATTGAAATATACGGTTTTCCCTGCAGCACCAGAACCGCGGAATAATTTCAGCCATGCATCGAAGTTTGACTGTGGATCAGATGTTTCAGACTTCCAGTTGGCTGCACTATCTTTGCTGATATCGATTTTATTTGCCTTCGGAATCCCATAGTCTACAGTATATTTTTACATTGTTATCATCAATGGTGATGCTCCGATAACCGGCACCTGCCAGCGCAGCCACTCGATGCGAGTTTCCAGCCTGGTATCCATATGCACAGAACGAAGCATTACAAGATCACGGCCAGCACGCTGATTATAACTGCCGGCAGCGCGGGCTTTCAGGAGTTCATCTTCTTTGATTGTGGATGTTTCTTTCCAGTACCCGGTACCAAAGCGCTTGGTGCCCATATTGGGTACATCAATAACAGTCGGATTGGCATTGAGATTATGCGGCTTGGTCATCCCAGAGCTAGGTGCCAGCACATCATATTCAATTTCTGCCACATACTCCGGCGTCACCGGGCAAAAGCTTGAGCCAATATATTGGCTCGGATCGTACACCCTATTGCGTACGATATGTGTAATTTCCTTCGTTGTAGGAAAAGTTAACGGCATAGTATTTCCCCCTAAATTTTATTAACCCGGAATCACGATAATTCCAGGAACTGATTCTCGCGCACCGAGATCGACCATTGCAGCAGCATCCAGACCGACCAGCTTATCTTTATATGCCACCACATTAATATAGGCACTCGTTACCTGTGTGCTAGCACTTGCTTCAACATGTTCTGCAAGGACCACTTTCGCAACGTTGGTACCATCGGTATTGGTATCCTTATAAACATCAAAAATACCGGTAGCAGTCACCAGCCCCAGCAATGTTCCTTCTTCCAAATCTGCTGTCTGTGGTGCCAAGGTAATCGGCACAGACTTTTCGCCACCGGGCAATGCCCGGATCTCTTTGTGTACATAGCTCGCTACATCTGAGCTTCCCATTACTGCCATAATCTATTCCCCCTTAAATAATATATTTGCCAGTTTCTTTATCAATCCGGCCACCAATGGCTTTTACATCCTCTTCACACGCCAGTTTGACTTCTTCCTCTTCCTGTGGAACAGACTGCGAACCAGCTTGGCCAAATTTGATACGCTGTTCGGTCGGTAAAGCGAGTAACATGTTTTTCATGGCACTTGCTTGGCTGATTTCCTGCTCTACACCCTTATCGTCCGCCAACTTCACAGTTACCTGCCCAGCGGCAGAAACTGCAAGGACTTTCCACTGCTCCACCATGATCGGCGGAATACCCAAGGCAACCATAGCATCAGCTTCGCGATCAACTTCTGCAGACAATCGCGATTTTGTTTCAATCCCCAGCTGCTGCGATAATTTCTGATTTGTTTCCGTGAGTTGTTGGACTGTACCCTGAAGCGTAGAAAACTGTTTGATCTGTTCCTCCATTACGGCCAATTTCTGTGCAGTTTCGTCACTATTGACTGGCGGATTCCCTGCCGGTGGCTGCCCGTCATGGCCGAATCGAGTCATAAGACTATTCATTCCATCCGACAGCTTCTGCAGCATGGATTTTACCTCTGTATCTGACATATTTTTTGTATCCCCCTTTGTTTCGCTATAATCCAGATAAACCATATCTGGTGCATCTGCCAAAAGCGTAGCCTCTGGCAATTTCGTTAAAAAAGGCTCATTTGTCAAAGCGATCGCTGACAAAAGAGCCCCTACGGATTTTCCAGTTTCACGATCAACCCCTTTCGGATTGTATTCCGCGCTGGAAAAACGATATCTTTTTGAGCGGATATTCTCTTCCGCATCCGATGACGTCGGTTCGACTTCGGCAAAAAGGATATCTCCCTCTTGCTTTAAATTGCTTACCCACCCTTCTGCTGGCGCATAGCCAAACGTTTGATTGTTGTTCTTATCGTGACCGATCCGGATAAACGGCGGCCGCCCCAGGACATTGCTTTTGAAATTGGCCAGGATCTGATCGAATGTATTCTGCGTGATCTTCAGATCGCCATATGCAGGATGTTTCCATGTTCCCAGTCGAAAAAATGGTATTTTTAAAGGCAT